CAAAATGTCAAAACACGAAACTTTCATTAACCACCGCAAGGGTGGGGAAAAGCCTCGGTCAGATCATCTTGTGGTTCGAGATCAAACTCTCACCATATATGATGAAATAATTAGGGGGCTGTGTCAGGGTGTCCTGACAACGGTTGAGGAGCTATATTCTCGTATTAGTACGAGATGGGAATTTCAGTTAGAAGGTATCAATGCAATAGGATTGATTGGTAACAAAAACTCTAACTCTATATCGGCCTTCCGTAAGGAAGAGGGCAATTACATTGCAGCCGACATCAAGCAGTGGAAAATGGAGATAAAGAAACAGGGTGTTTCTAAGCCAGATTCGGACTACTTTTACCTGTGTTCTAACGTTGGGAGTGTCTCAAATAGTTTTCTAACTATTAATAGAGACAAACTCGAGGTTAGTCAGGTCACAGCCAGGTGGTGGAGAGTGAACGATATACAAATGGTTCACTCACTTTATCTATCTAGATCGGAACTTTTAGTTCTCACCGATTTTTGTGGTGATAAGATCAGAGATATGGATAAAGGTGGATACCTCTTGAGTTTTTTTTGGGAGGTTCTGAAGTGGGACAGCGATGAATTTACAAAATTTGCTAAATTTCATACTGCTTGGCCACTATGTAAGTATTTATCACATCCGGATAGAGCAGGTAAGGAATTAAATCCCCTACCATCTAAACCAGAAGGATTCAACTTACATCCATTAATTTGGTCAGGACCCATCAAAAGACTACTTAAAGAAAGATTAATGACCAAGAATGAAAAATGTCTTGGATTATTTTTCTCTTTTCTTCAAGGAATCAAGAGGGGTTGTTTCACTGTTTCGGAAGAATTTATTGAGCAGTCTATCGTAAAACACATGCGGACAATATCAAAATTACCAAAATTTGGTAAATTAGATATTCACATGATGTTCGAAGAAAAGACTGAACAATTGTATGAAAAACTTCTTAAACCTACCAATCATAAACCTGCTAAACAGGCTGTGAATGACTGGGAGTTTACCTACTACGAGGAGGTCTTCATTCCTAACCTGAATGGTTTGGAATGTAAGATAAGAAAGGACTATGAGAGTGAGCCATATAAAGAGGCTACTCTAGTTGATAAATCTGTTAATAAAAGATTTAGACTTCATGATCCATCACCTTCTGCAACTGTAGAACGATCAAGGGCCTTTGGAGGCGGTCGAGAACATTTACGTAAGTTACAGAGAGCCAATCTCCATCTATATGATGAAAGACGGGCACTATGTCATCCATTCCCAAATTATGTTGAAGATATGTTAATTAAAAATATTCAATTAGATCCTATTGAGGGTCTTGATATTGACTATAATATTAACTTATCTGAAAAATGTTTGGACATAGATAGATATGGTATTGTATCTAAGGTATCAACAAGAGCTTTTATGACAAAATCATTTAAAAGACGATTTGATCTTTCAGATAAATCTGAACTACTCAGTGTTTCTTCTTATAGACTGCCTGCCACATTGGTTGAGCACGGATGCGACCCTATCGTTGGTAAATTCGCTAAGACTGTGTTACTTAAAACACAGTATGTAAATCGTGGTATTCCCGCACCTTCTACGCAAAAAATCTTCAGTAATGTTGATGTTTTGTATGGAAAGAGTGAAGAAATTATCGGCGGTTTGGAGGAGGATCGAGTCTTGAATTCGATAGTTGAACCTGTCCTTGAACCTATTAAGGTTCGAATTATAACTAAGGGACAGGCATTTGAAACTTTCGTAGGAAAGTTTATTCAAAAAGAATTGGGATGCAAATCGAAATCTCGGTGAGACTTCGAGTTCTGTTTTTTCTTTAACAGGACAAACTGTCTGTGAATCAGATTTTCATGGAATTCTTGAGAGAGAGGCAAAACTTGGTTTTGACTTTCCTTTCTGGGTTTCCGGTGATTATTCTGCTGCCACAGACGGTTTAAACATTCACTTCTCTGAGATGGCCTTGGAGATTGCTGTGAAGAACATGGGTTTACCTGATTCAGTTAAATCCCTTATGATGTCCCTCATTGCCCCTCAAGATATTTCTTATCATGCCAGTATGCTGGGTGTAGAAACTTCTTCGGAGGGTCTTCAAGCGACCGGTCTTTTTGAACCAAATGAAATTATCGATGCAACGACTGCTACAGATCAGAGAATGACCGATTTTAATGGTCAAGAGGGTATTTTGCAGGTTGGGCCTATTAGTGATTCTTTTTTCACAATACGGCAACGTACCGGCCAGCTTATGGGATCTATTGTTTCATTTCCTATCCTTTGTACTGCTAATTTAATTTGTTATTGGTGTGCTCTTAACGAGTACGCCGAAACTTATTTGGGCAGATCAATTGATATTGATGACGTAGAAAAACTCCCAGTTAAGATAAATGGAGATGATATACTCTTCCGTTCGGATGAGGCCCTATATGCGATCTGGTTAAAATACCTAGATTACATGGGGTTTATATTATCATTAGGTAAGAACTATGTTCATCCTAATATATTTACCATTAACTCAGCTTGCTTCCGACATATCGAACGGCAAAATAAAAAGGGTTCTATTGTTAAATACTCTCACGATTTTAAACGTGTTGGTTTTTCCAATATTGACCTACTCTTGTTCTCTCAGTCTAAAGACCAAGTCCTTCCCATCTGGGATGCTTATAATAATGTGATTAATGGATTCACAGATAAGGTTTTTGCCCATAGAATGTTTTTACATTACAATGGTAGAAAACTCTCTTCTATGATTAATCCGGAGGAGCAGAATATATTCTGTGCCCGAGAGTTAGGTGGTTTAGGTTTCTTCCTTCACCCTGATGTAAAAAAATACATTGGTGAAGATAGAAAAACCATCGTAACTCTTAAGCAGAGATTATTAGCATCTTTCCTCCATTCACGTTATCATAAGTTCAAAGTACCACAAAAGGTATCCGTAAAGGAGAAGCTCCTCCTGGTACCTCGTATGTGTCCAGTTAACACTGAGACACAGTTTCGTTCGACGATCACGAAAAGATCTCACCATATGGTCCAGTCAATTCCAAAATTATCGGTTTTACCCGTTGGAACCTCTCGGTCACCTGATGTAGAAGTTAAACCAGTTTTCTCTTTTGAGAATCCTGATATAGAGCTCAAGTTTGAAAAACTTGATCCAAAGGTTCTCTCCCAATTTTATAAAAAATTAAAGAGTAAAACAGATACCTTTAGCTTAAAGCGACTTCCGTCAAGTGACTCCGACTATATGGAGTATCCTTTCGAGCTTGTTTTTAATTAGTTGATGGTCACACCATCATGGGGTCTATACTTAAATATCCAAAACGGTGTGGAGTCTTTACTCTGCTTAATACTTCCGTGCTAAACAAAATGCCGACAGACTACACGGATAACTATGTGTATAGATGTATAGTCGCTCCGTTACAGAGGGATCCCATACTTGTAACATTAAAAACTTAAGATGAAGAAATCAAACTTCAAGGGCGCGAAACTGTATAGTGTTGGTTTCTTTAACGGAATCATCCAAAAGGACAGAACGATTGACCAACGTAATTCTCATGGTCCCAGAGTTGAAAGATCTCTAGGTAAAACAAAAACTTTCGTTTGTTGTTCTCAACTGAACGGAAACTGTGGTGAGGCCACAAATGGTGACGATATGACCAAGGCTGGTAATCGACTGGGTAAGAAGACTGTATCTGTTAGAAAGATTAGTATTGTAAAATCGGTTCCAAAAAGGAAGCCGAAGAAACAATCTCGTCCGAGACAACAGGTGAATCCTAATACAGAATCATACAGATGTGCATTGACCGATGGATTTAATCCAAAAGCAGTCGGGGCACGTGTGCCTGATATGTACTCTTATCCAACAACCACATACAAATTGAAGGGGACGTTTCCTTTAAAATCGGATTCGACCAGTTCCTGTTCTGTTTTATTAACAGGAAATCC